AAAATGTTAAGTCCGTCAATGAGAAGCACCCTATCATTAGGATGCTTCTCTTCTGGATTTATGTTATTTAGGATATCTTCAAATTTACTCATTCTCTACTATTGTTTCGTCAGGATCACGATCTAGACCATCTTCTTTCTCGTGACGATACTTCATAATGTATTTTTCACAAAGGGCCTCGTATAATTCCTCTTTAGCGGTTGGATGACTTTCTAATAAATCACCAAACTCTTTAGCTAAAAACTGATGGGTTTCACCGTCAGCAGTAGTGTATTTATACCATGCTCCACCTTGTTTTACTACACTATATTCTTTAAGTAATTTCAAAGTACCAAAGTAATCATCAATTCCCGAATCGTAAAATACGCTATAACGGACTTTTCGGTTAGGGGGGCCTAGGCGGTTTTTAACTACCTCACATTCTACTTGTTGACCAACTACTGTGTCTATACCATTAACCTTTTCTTTAATCTTACCTACTCCTTTGAGTCGTAAGCGAACTGAGGCGTGGAATTGTAGCGCTTTTCCTCCTGATGTTGTGTACTGATCACCAAACGGCATAGCGTTTAGTTTTTGTCGTAACTGATTTGTGAATACACACAGGATTTTTTGTTTACCAATTAAATTAGTAATCTTACGCATTGATTTAGACATGATAATGGCTTTTGCCGTTGCATAACCATCTTTCTCATAATCAGCAGCCGACTCAATTTTAGTAGTAGCAGCAGCAACACTGTCAACAACAATTGTGACTAATCTGTCTTTTTGTTTTTCGCGAATCTTAACGATGATGTCTTCCATTGCTTCAAATACATCCTCAATTGTATCGAGGGGTATATAAAGCATTTTATCAACATCAACTCCTATGGCGGTCAAAAATTGAGCGTCCAATGCTGATTCAGTGTCTACATAAATTGCTACTCCACCCTGTTTTTGAGTAGAAGCTATAACGTGAGCGGCAAGGAGGGATTTACCGCTTTGCTCTAGGCCCGTAATCTCAACAATTTTACTAACAGGCAAACCCCCATTTGGTCTGTTAGAAATCGCCAGGTCCAAAGGTGTGCATCCAGTAGATACCCACGATGTAACATCTGTTGGTGATTCATCTCCCCCATTAAGGAAGTAGGCAACTTGATTATATTCTTTACTGAATTTTTTATTTAGCGATACTGCTAGTTCTTCAGTAAGACTTCCCCCTTCGGGAGGTAAATTGTTGGATTTTTTTCTCGCCATATTAACCGAATAAATCGTCTATTTTAGAGTTAATGTCAACCTTATCCTTTTTAGGTGGGGTTACTTCAACTGTTTCATTTTCTTCACTTGGTGCCAAATACTTTTGGAGTGAATCTTTCATCTCATCAAATGAGAATTTAGTAAAGAGCTCTTTAATATCCTTTTGGTTATCAAGGTACCCTTCAGCTGCACTACCATCTGTTGAAAGTGGTGATTGTACTGGTTTAACACGAACTGTTGTTGTATCAAACATTTTACCTGTCTCAGCTGCCGGAATTACTTCAACTGTAATGTCTCTACCTGCTGCAATGTCGGTAATATCACCATAATCTTCATCCATCATAACACCTAAAAGTTCAGTGTATACCATTTTACCAAATTCCCAGAATCGAACGCCCTTATCTTCCTCACCACGTACAAGTACAGGGGCGAAAATACGCATTTTAGGATAGAGTTTCTTAGCTAACTCTACATTATCTGGTTCATTTGACTTACGGAGTTGAGAAGCAAATTCCAAAATTGGGTCTGACTCATCAAAATTTGAGAGTGACATCATTCGGGGTTTACCAATACCGAAGTAAAAATATAATTCAGTGAAGGGCACATCTTTATTGTGCTTATATGGTACAATACGTACTACTGATTTTTCTCCACTTGGTGGTTTCCAAAAGTTCTTTCTGAATTCACCACCTGATTTTCCATTGGACTTATTTTGCAAGCGGTCCATTCGCTTTCTGATTTCGTCTAGATTCATGACCTTTTAATTTTGGGTAAATATAATAACCCAGGCCACGGAATCCAAATATTACCAAAAGGCTTTTTAATCTACTTCAATAATTTTCTTAAGGCGGGTTTTAACCTTTTTAAATCCCCCAGGACGCGTTAGGAGAAGACAATTTCTAAATTTTGTCCAATCAACTTGGTATGAGGTATCTAATTCATCATTATTCATATAACGAATTACTTCATTTAAAGCATTAATCGTATACAAAGTGTTAGTTTGTTTTTTTCTGTGTACTAAGATAGTATTAGGAATCTGTAGGTTATATACAGGTCCATCTATATTGTAAGTTAACATGGTTTTATCCTCCTCTGGTGAAATTAAAACAAAAATTTTGTTAAATAAAATATCGTGTTCCTCTAATATTGTGCCTACAACTTCCTCTACTGTTTCCCCTTGAAGAAAAGTACAGTAAAGTTTATTATTCATGTTATGTTTATTGCATTGTTGTGGCAATAAATATCAAAGGGCCTCAAGGGAAGCGTACGTATATCCTTTCTTTAACTTTACGGGAAAATCTGATGAAATTATGTCTCTAAGGGATTGAAGGAGTTCCTTACCATCCTCCAACGAAAAATCGAATAGCATGGAGTCATACACATATAACACCATTTTTGTTTGTTTACCTTCTAAAAGCTTAAATACTCGCGATAATAGGGTAATATTATACTCCGTCTCGAACGCTTGGATATAGTAGTTGAATAATTTTTGTGGTGTGATGTTCTTATAATTACCCTTTAAAAGCTTACGCCTCGCAATTACAGTTTTAACATACCCATTAGTGTTAAATTCATGCCACAATGAGTCTATAAATTTTTGTGTTTTATTAAAGTACTCGTGTTTAAGGTATTTTTTATTTATACCCCCATACATTTGTTGGAACGTTAATTCTTTACTTTTTTTGTACATTTCATCACTAATCTCGGCTGTTTCAAAATACATTTGAGCTAGTTGTTTATGTACAGACTCACTTTTATCAATATGATGTCCTATAAAACGCGCTATAATACGTGGGTGATATCCCTCGTAATCCATTTCAATTAATGTATCGTTGTCGGCTTCAAAACTATCTCGCTCTCCACTATCGTGTTTTAGAGCTGAGAAATTAATGCTATTAAAGTTGTTTGTAGGGCGTCCTGTTGTAGTGCAAAAATTGTACCATCCATAAGCCTTATCTTCGTTAATGCTAAACTTTTCATTGATGTCAAAGTGTTTTTTAAATGTGGGGTTAATTTTAAATCCCTCACTTACCATTTTTGCTAATGTAGGTGTAAGAATTTCATTGTACCACTTGTTTGATTCTTCTTCCTTAAAGTTGTTTATATACGGGTATAACGCATCAAACTCTTGTGTCAACGCCTCGTGGTGCTTTGCAATTGGAATAATTTTATTCGCATTATATGCGCCGTATTTACGCTCAAAATATGTGTGAGCGCCCGTTTTAGGTAATGAATCTAACGGTTCGTTTTTTATTAAATAATATATAGATTGTATATCCGTATAAGGGAGGTGGGGGATGTGTAGTAAAGCTTTAGTTTTTTCTTTAACGAATATATTCGTATAAGATTCCAAATATTTTAATGGTAAACTGAGCTCAAACGCCTCGGGGTGGTCTATGTTAATAATGAATCCCTTCTCCTTACTAAATGAATAAATGTACAACGCACACAGTGATTGTAATTTAGGATGGGTTTCATCATTGTTGGTAATAAATTGAAGGTAGCATTCGCTACCCTCATCTTTAAAAAACCTATCTAATTGCTCTTGTGTTTCTATAAGGTAGTACATACCTTAAATATACGAACAAAATTAGTAAGATCCACCACTAGGAGTAGAAACAGGTTGGGAAGTAGGTACAGTTGTTGGTGGGGTAGGAGAAGATGTAGGTTGTGGAGAAGGGGTAATAGGAGGTTCAGGAGGTGTATTATCCGTAACCATATCACTTGCATTTTTTCCTTTATAAGCTCTGCACCAATATTGGGTTTCTACTATAGCATTCCATTTTCCACAATTACCAGTTGTTTCGTTATAAAATTTACATCTTTTACAATGTTGGTGTTTAGGAACATTTTCATTGTCTATAGTATTAGGGTGCTTATTACCTAATTGATAAGCAGCAGGTAATGTTTTAGGAACTATTTGAGCGTTAGGATAAATTCTATTTGAATTATTTAATA